ATTTTTTTCCGTTTGTTTTGAGAAGTCCCATCATGACAATTTCGAGAGGGTTGGGTGAAGCTGGTTCTGACTGGCTCTGGATTTCCACCAATCTCTCCCATAGTGAGCCAGCTTTAAATCCTATGAATGCCAGGAGTTTCTCTTTTCGAGTGAGGGGCTTGTCGCTTTTAATGCCTAACCGGTCAAGGATAGTCTCAATTCCCTCATTGACAAAATCCGACTGATTGGTAACTGATTCTCTGTGAATAACCCCGAGGAGAGTCTCTCCTACATTGCTGGGGTATTTCAGCTCCTTGGATACGATTCCGTTATAATAGTTGTCCGATTTGGGGTCCGGATCTGCCGGGAGGTCCCAGTTGAATTTTTCTTCCATGTTTTACTATTCGTTAATTCCATACTTACCGCAGACGTATGCTTCGCCAGTTTTGAATCCCATGCAGACGAGAAGAGCCTCACGTTTGGTCAGTAGTTGTCTCATTCCTGTGGCTTCGTTTACTACCTTGACCATCTCCAACAGGACAAAAGAAATATGACTGACTGTTTCATCGTCAAGACTGTTAACTCGCTCCTGCATTTTGTTTATAAGCTCCACCACTTTGTCCGGTTCAACCTCGGGACCTATGAGACTTGAGAAATAGTCTTCTCTGATTGCCGGCCGTGCCGGAGTGCTCCATTCGATTTTTTCCATAATAGTTGGCTTGAATTTATGTTCCCTAATGAATGCTTCTACGTGTTCTATTTTCTGCTTTTTTAATTCCATTACCTGATTGAGGACTAACAGATACCCGTCCTCCGTAGTTACTACGTCCAATCTGGTTAGCTGAGGATTCATGTATGTGGTCAACATTTCTGAAAGTTATTTTTCTGGAGGAAGTCCTGGAGCTCCTCTTGTGTGTAGCAGGTGGAGATGATCCCGTTACTGAAATAGAGGTCGAAAGCACCCGAAGGAAGCTGAGTAACCATAAGTCTTAAACCATTGCTGTCGATGTAACTTGTAATTGCCATTGTCTTATCCTTTTGTTTGTATTACAAATGTAAGAAAAGTTTTTTGAAGTAAAAAATTTTTTGATTGAAAAATGAGAAAAAAGTTGGGGCCCCTATTTTGGGGGGTCCCGGGAATTAAAACTGTTTGAACCCATAGTGGTTGAGTTTATGCTCCAGGAGCTGGGGTTTCATGTAGCCCATGTCCAACCCGGTTCCTATCATATTTACGAACGGGATTCGGCTGGTGATGAAGACCTCCATCTCGGATCCCCCGGGGATCCTGTACCTATTAATAAGTACGTGCTCCTCCGTGAGGGGGTCAAACCTGTCTTTTACATTGGCTGCCCATTTCCGGGTCATCCCGTTTTTCAGTAGGATGGTCCTGAGTTCCGTCATGGTGTAGCAGAAGGTGTGGACTCCGTTGTTGAAGGTAAGGCTGAATGCCCATTTGAACTGCCCGGAGGAGAATTTGTTGATCTTGAGTTCGAGTCCTTGATTGTTGGTGTAGGTGATAGTTTTCATATTGTAGTTTGTTTTTGTTTGTATCACAAATGTAATACTTCTGCTGCAAATACTACGATAAAATGCTGGAAAAATAGCAGAGAAACAATAAATTTTTCATTGTTTCTCACCTAAGTGATTGATACCCAATGGGTTAGGCCCTAAAATCACCCCCGGAGAAACAATGTAAACAATAATTCCTATATAACCTTTTTATAGGGGGTCTTATCCTCTTTAAGAACACTATTATCCAATATTAGAACACATATTCCCTATTCAGGTTTTCCTCCTATATTATTGTTTACATTGTTTACAAGGGCCTAAATCATTGATATTCAATCGATTATCGAGAAACAATGATTGTTTATTATTGTTTCTCATTGTTTACTGCTGGTCCCTGCCACGGGGGCCAATATCCCCGGCTTGGGGACACAAAAAACCCGGGCTCCTCTAAGCCCGGGACGGAGTAGTTTCCTAAAATTTCCAGCTAAAGCCAACCTCATACCCCGATCGGGTCAGCTCGAAGTCCCGTATATAGGACACATCTACTCCGAAATTCCTGTAATATATGCCTCCCCCAGTCCCAACCTGCCCGAATGAGTTAGCCGAAGCTCTCAGAAAGGGGGACCATTTCTGGGACCTCGTTTCTTTGATTTGTTCCCGGACGGGGATATACTTGTATGCAAGATTCTGGAGAGTGTTGTATTGGATGGTAGCCTCCCAGTCAAATTGACCAATTTTGGGATCTTTGAAGAATGTTCCAGCGTATTTCCTGGTCGTATTCCAGTCCAATATTGTCCTTTTTACGCTCTCCAGAGTATCCACCTCCTTTTGGTCCTCCCCAAAACCCCCTCCATTTGTGATTTCTGGGGGTGTTTGGGGAACCTTTTCCTCCTGGCCCTTATAGATATATATCAATTTGATTGGATTCCTAAAACCCTCCCATTTTGGAACCAAATCCGGGACTTTGACCTCCCCCTGAATTGGGGGTAAATCGACGTACTTTATAACGGTCTTTTCCTCGATTGTTTTACGCCCGATTATAAAGCCTATACCTACAAGAACTATTGTGCAGAGTACTCTCTTTAGTAAGTCCATATCGTGTCCTGCGGGAGGGTTTTAGAAGCATCTACGTGGATAAAATTCCCGTCGATGCCTATCCTCCGGATCCGCAATGCAATGGCTGCCCGGAGGATCTTCATCCGATTGGGGCCCGAGGCACACCGGATGTCCACTGCCAAACCTTCGGTGTGAGCACTGTTACCGGACCGTCCTTTGGCCTTATCGTGTTCTTTGGAACGATAAGCACAATTGAGGACGAGGGGGATGCCTGCCTTTTCACGGAGGTCATCCAGGAGATCGAGGAAGTCCTGGTCCATGTCTTCTATGGAGCAAGCCGGATTGCATCGCTCGAATTCTTCGGGCTTAAAATACTTACTTGTCTTCATGGCATTCAAAATCTATTTGAGTTTTCTTGCTGACCGATCTCTCCATGTATGACCGCAGAGCTCTGAATATGGGGTGATTGGAAATTATAGCTGAGTTTTCAAGAAAGCTCCAAAACTCAGTCCCGACCACAAAAGCAGCGAAGAAGTTGGCAAGGTTGAGATCTCCCAAGTTCGGGAGGACATGCACGTCAAGCATGTAGGCCATGCCAATACCTATAATGCTGAGCCCCAACTTCCAGCACGTGTCCCACATTTTCTCGCTTTTGAACACATATTTTTGATGGGCTCGTTTGTGGCGCTTGTAGTCAGCAATATTTCCAGTTATGAAGTCGACGATAATGGCAATACAGACACAGAGGATAAGGACCTGGACCGGAGCTAAAAACCCCCAAAACCCTACAATGCTCCCACATATCCATTTTCCCGCTCTCATGACTTCCTCCTCCATATCTGTTAAACTTATAATTTATTACGTCCTATAATCATTTTACGAGACGGGGACTCCTTGTATTCAGTACATGGAGTCAGTAACCGCAGAGCTTTAAGGTGATTTATAGCCTTCTCGAGGTAGGCTTCCCCGATGTTCCGTGCTTCGTTCGAGCTACGGATGATGATGTTGTCTTCTACTCGAGTGCTGAATTCGCCATCTTTGTACCTCACCCCGAAGGCAGTGGGATTGATTGGATTGTTGACGATGAATCGGGAATACGCAATGTATGCAATGGCGATCTTGAGTCCTTCGCTTCGACCATCCCCGGAACAGCCACCATCATAATACCCGCCTTCCATGGCGGCAGTGTACTGATCTTTTGTAATGGTTACGTCCCTGTATTGGAAAGGACCGGGGCCGGAAAAGTCTGTCTCGTCGAGCCATCTGTAGAGATTGGCTCCTATGGCATCCACCAGTCTGAGAGTCTCAGCCTCCCGGATGTATGGCTCCAGTCTGGCCGGATCGTTGATGTTCTCGGCTATCGGCCGAACATTCCGAAGGTCGTTAGAGTTGAGTATCATCGGGCATGAGTTTTATAATCTCCTCGTCATAAAGCCCATAAATGAGCTTGAGCATGTTTCTCTTCTGAACAGTGGAGAGCATCTGGTCCCGGATAATCTCCAGTACCTGAGTCATGTTGTCCTTGCCAATTCTGTCTGCTATAGACTCGCCGGCATTGTAAGTGAGAGACTGAATAGCGAAGTCGGGATTTTCCAAAGGAGCCCACCAGTACTCAAAGATCGATACGAAAGTCTCCTCCAGCTGCTGACGCTCCCGTACTGTAACAGAGTTGTAGTACTTGTAGGCATTGGTCATGAGATCAGCCCCAAAGTTAGCCCCCACGTCAACAGCTCGAAGAATGGGAGGCTGCTTGAAGGCTTGACCAATGTTCTCCGGGATGACTCTCTGCGTTACTTCGAATGCTTTGTCATAGTTCTCCCCGGAGAACCTTATGAACTGGGGCACCTCATCTTTGGACTTGCACTGGATGTACCACAGTTGAGAAGTGTTCTCGTCTCCTTGAAACTTGTTGAGCTCTTTCTGGGTCTCATTGACTTGGGACTGATCTTGAGTCTCGTCCTTGATGTCTACCAAGATCCCAGCTGACAAGAAGTTGGAGCATGCGTTTCGACCGGCTACATTGGCAAGTGCTTCCTCAGTTCTCATGTCTGTCATCTCAGCGATGAAGATGGGGACCGGGTAAGAGGGACTGCCTTCAGAGTCTCCGGAAAAGTAGAGTATCTGGCCATTGTAGTTGTTCCATCCGCCAGCTTCTTCTACCTGGTTCAGGATAACCTCCGGATCCGGGTTGAAGAGGTGAAACCACTCAATGTCAGACGGGGACCACCGGGACCTCGTCTTGTCTCGGTGACCCCAGTCAGGATGATATGCCGTCCGGCCAATGAATCCACCATCGTCTGCCTTCGCAAGTCGGAGAGACTCGAACGGAATGTGGTGGATCGAACTGACACGGAAGTTCATATTGTAGTTAACATGGATGGCGAACCCATGCCATAACGTGAAGTCTTTGCATACCATGCGGAGGATCTTGTCGAGCTTCTCCCCTTCTTTGTTGACCCGCAATTTGTAGATACCCGGATCTTTGAATCCGTGACCGTATACGAAGTCATTGTATATGCTCAAGCAGGCATTGCCGGTCTTTGAAGCCTGAACAATCTCGCTGACTGTCTGGGGAAAGTCGTTGGTATCTCCGTATGTTTGGATGCCATATTGTCTCCAGTCCCGGGATTCGAACTGAGGAGCTGATTTGATCTGTGCAACTTTCATACTGGCGTAATTTTAATAGTAGGAGGGACGGGAAGCGACCCCGTCCTATTACCAGTCCTATTTGGACCCTCCTTTTTTGGCTCCCTTCTTGGGAGCCTCTGAAACGGGATTGACTATCCGGTTGTAAGCCTCTTCGATCTCCCCGGCAGACATTTGCGAGTCTGCATAGGCTTCTTTGATGGCTTCCAGATCCATCCCGGCGTCGATGAACTCCTTCACCTCGGTGTCGATGTCGGCGGGCTTCTCCTCGGTCTTCTCCTCGGTCTTCTCCTCGGTCTTCTCCTCGGTCTTCTCCTCGGCGGATGCCGAGTCGAGAATGGCATGGATTGCCTCCATGGCTTTGGAGTACTCATCGAGCTTGGCGTTCAGCTCGATCTGTTTCTTGTTCAGCTCTTCGAGTTCGGCTTTGACAGAATCGATCTGCTTGCTCAGAACCTGAGCCTGACGCTTCTTGATTTCCACGTCCTTGTCCGGCATCTCCTTGCCATAACGTGCCATGAACTTCTCCAGTCGGTCGTTCAGGTCTTCGGGAACTCGGGTGAAGTACGAGAGCGCATCCTTGTTGAATGCGATGTGGTACAGGCAGAGATCCTCCGTGATGTTCCTCGGGGTGAGGATCTTGCTGAACTCTTTGTTGATCGGGTCGTGGAGCAGAGTACCTGCTCGGAGTTCGTAATCGGGGTGTGCTACGTTTTTCATTTGTTGTTCTGTTATTCGTCTTAATGCTAAGTCGGCTTCGATCAGGCAGAAGCCGCATCGGGAAACTGACTTATTCAAAAAGTATCGAGAAAGTTCATCTACTTCTCGATGGAGAGCGGGATTCTTTTCCAATTCCAATGTATGGGCCCGATAGGCTTCGCCTCTCAGGGACCCATACTTGGATTGGTAAGCTCTCAGTCTTTCGAGCATGTCAGCCATAGCCGTTACTATTTAGGTACTCCGGCGTATGTGATGAGAATGATTACATATTCCCCGTTGACATAGTCCTTACGGATGTCTGTGTCAGCGATACTTGCTCCCCAAGTTGTTGCAGTTCCAGCCGAGCCCTTAGCGTACTGAAGAATGGGGTGATTTGCAGCTGTTTGGCCAGTGTCGTTCAGGAACACGTAATTTGCCGGAAGACCAGACCCCGGGAATGCCTCTGCCGGCTTGGTGGAAGTTGGCGCAGGGGGCATGGTAACCGTTCCGGAGACGCTGGTACCCGAGGACCTCTGCAGAGTGAGTGGCACGTCGTTACCAATTTTAGCCTGGCCTTCCGACGGGTAAAACCGCAGGATAGCCGGTACAGTACTCTTCGTTCCGCCAGCCAGGAGACCGTCAACCATGAGGTCAGTGGTGGCTTCGTCCGTGTTGAAGAGGCTCATCGGGAGCGAACCTTCCTGAGCGATGGTGCCGTTGGCCAGAGTTACCTGGTATGCGACGCCGTCGGTCATTTCGGTAGTGACAGTGATTTCGGTGAGCTCCAGACCCGAGTCCCAGCCATACACCTCGTACTTGGTGTCCCCGTTGTCTCCGGTGTCGTTGTTCTCGACGATAGCGATGACGCGGGCATTGGTCAGGCCGTTTACGAACTTCTTGGCTGCTTCCGACTTCTTGAAGATTCGGACGACCACGTTGTGCTGGTGGGTCTTGAGATACGTGCCAGCATTGATGGTGTCCGAGCCAACTGTTGCGTTGGGCAGCGAGTCGACTTCGTAACCAGTGGCACCGGCCTTGAGGATGAGCGAAGAGATAACGTTGTCAGTTACAACAGACTTCGATTTGTCGACGTCCGAGTAGCTGAGGAGAATCACCCTGGCGGTGGTGCCGGCGATTGCCGGCTTACCACACACCTGGTTGATGAATCCTGTTTTGATTTTAGAACAATCAAGTCCTGCCATTTTCTTAGATTTTTGAGGATTAGATACCTACCGAGAACAGATCCGGGTTAGTGAGCTTGGCATCCGCCCGACCCATGAGTTCTACGTAGACTACGCGGTCTTTGTACTCGTACCAGACCCGCATCTTCTCGAAGCTGTCGATTGCATCAACACCTATGCCGAGCACGCTCTTCGAGGTGAAGAGAATTCGATGGGGATTGTTGAGCTTCTTGCCAGTGTCTTCCGACGTAGCGATGATCTTGTCCCAGATGGGCATTGCGATGACAGGGATGCCATTGAAGCTGAGAGCCTCCATGCCATTCAGCAGAGCTAAGCGAGCCGACTCGAGGCAGCAAGCGTCCATAAGAGACTGCTGATAGGCATCGTAGACAGACTGGGTAACGAGGATAAATTTGTCAGACTGCTGACGGAGCAGAAGCGGGGCACTGAACACGACCGACTGAATGTATTCCTTGGCCTTGTCCGGAGTAAGCTTCTGAGCTGCGTAAGATGCCTCGGCATTTTCCGTAATTGTTGCTCCGCGCTGGGACGGATTGGCTGTAGCCTGTGTGATAATCTGTTTCCAGAAACCGTTGATGATGGTGAAGAATTTCAGGTCGAGCCCATCCGTAATGATACCGCTGTCGGTAACGTTCTTGGCGGCTTTGTCGTTGAACCAGAACAGGCGGTACCAGAAGTCCATAATGGAGCGCTCCAGAACCTCAATGACGATGTTCATGTAGTCCGTATCCGTGAAGTCCGGAATGTCGACGCCGGTGCGGAGAGAGTAGATAGTTGCCGACTGCTGAAGGTCAGTGTAACACTGGGACAGGAGGATCTCCCAGATGCCGGGCTCCCATTTCAGCTTGCGGGTGTTGATGTTCCACGGCTGAGGAGTCGGGTTACACCCGGTGTTGACCACGCCGACCATGCCGCCCTCGCCGATGTAACCCACCTCAGTGTTAGTGACGATGTCGGGGAAGACTGTGTGAATGGAGTTGATGTCAGGACCCTGAATGGTGTCCTCCATAATCATCTCCGAGATTGCCTGAATGACACGTCCACAAAAAGAGAACTTGTCCATGTCAAGAAGTCCGCCATTTTTAGCTGCCATAGTTCTTAAAGTTTTTGAGTTTGACTACTTGAGAATCTTTTTGGCAGCGTTGACCTTCTGGAGCTTTTCGCGAGCTTCGTTCTTGAGGTCAGCTGCCGAGGGTTCGGGCTTCTTGCCTCCGGGCAGAACCGTCTTGCGGTTCTTCGGGCGGTAGTTGCTACCACGGAGGTTGCGGAGTTCGTTCTCCTGCTCCTCGATGAGGTTCGTTGCCTCGTCGAGCATCGCCTCCAGTGCTGCAACGCGGTCCTCGAGAGACTCGGTGTCCTCCATCTCGATGCTGGTGACGATGTTGTCCTCGACAGTAACCACCCGGCCGTCTTCCAGAACGACAGTGCCCGACGTCTCGCCGTTGGCGAGAGTTGCCTCTACACCTTCGGCCAGATTGTCCTCTTCACCTACGGTCTGGAGAACGACCTGACCCTCAGCATCCAGATAGTCGAAGTTGGCGGGAGAGCCTTTCTTGCCATTCCGGAATGCCTTGACTTTGCTCATGAATTTTTCATAAGCGCTTTTTTCGTTTTTTGCCATAGCATTAAAAATTTGGTTTGTGTTGTATGAATTGATTTTGGAAATGAATCCCAAGTCAAGAAGTGATTTGGCATCATGGATGCGCTCCTCATGCATGACATTGCGTAGCCGTTCCCGGTCCTGACCTGTCCTCTCGACGTACACGTCGAGAATAGCCTCCTCCTCCAGAGCAAGCTCCTCGGCAATGCTACGAGCATCGTCGGAAGTGAGCCAATCCCCGACCGGCATGTATACCCGATGGATGAGTGCCCGGCAATTCCTGTTTGCCGACCGGTTCTCTGCCGGAGCTGCCAACAGGATGCACACTGCCATCGAGTGGCATCCCCCGACAATATTTGTATATATCGTCCTCCCGCTCATGCGAAGAAAATCGTAAATCTTGAAGCCCTCCTCAACAGAGCCCCCGTCACAGTCAATGTTGATGCACACCTCCTGTTCGTCGGGGTGTTCATCAAGTACCCGGCGGAAGGTCTCCACGGAGCAGATCTCTGAGGTCCCACCCCAAAGCTCCATCATGACCCGATTCTCTTCGGAGTCAATTGCGCCTTTTAGGTTGATGAATATCATGTGCCAAATTATTTCGATACAAATATAATTATTCCTAATAGATATTGAAATACCATTTGTGCTGGATTATTTAAAAATTAGCCCGGTCCTGAATCTGCACGTAGTTAGCATCTTCCCTCCGAATATCTTCGATTGTAGCAATCACTCTCACCTGGCCAAATGCTTTTTGAATTGCCCTCTCCATGTCAAGCCGATTCATGGGCTCCGACGCCTCAGCGAATGATCGGATAGCATATCCCCCGTCCGACCCAACTTTAGTGAACGGTACTCCGCCACCGAGTTCGTTTATGGCAGACAGGAGAGGAAGGAACATACGGCTCGACTTCTTGTTAATGATGGTCTCTCCTCCTTCGGCCTCAATGTGCACTCCTCCAGCGGCATGACTGGGTCCCTCAATGTATTTACCTCTTGCGGCTTTCGGCAGAGGAGCTGCCCAAAGAGCTGCCATCTGAACTGCTCCCAAAGCCGCAGCTGCTGCAATGAACGGGATAGCCAAAGGGAATCCCATTTTAGCCGATGCCATGATGGAGATGGCAGTATTGATGCCAATCTCGAAGGATCCCATTGCCCTCTCCCGGATAGCTTGTTCCCGTTCGATTTTGGCCAACTCCTTCTCCTTCTGTTTCTCCATCTTGATTTTCTTCTCGTTGTACTGGGCCTCCGTGATTTGACCATTAGCGTACATGTTTGCCAATGCCTGCTCCTCCCGGCTGTATTGTTCTTCTACCTCCTGAGCCCGACGCTCCCCGAGAGCACTGGCCAAATCGTTGAAAGCAGTGGCGAAGCTAGATGCTATTCCGGCATACTCCTGGAGCTTCTTGATTCGCTCCTCCCACAAAGACTCCTCGTTCTCGGCCATCTCGAGTTGGATCTGAGCAATGGCGTCCTCGTTTCCTTGAGCTGCTGCCAACTCGGCCTCCAGATACCTTTTCCGGATCTCATACTTGGACTTGTGATTTAACTCGGCTTGAGTGAGCTCCTTGTCGAGGTCCATTTGCTGGAGACGAAGATTGTTGGCTCGGAGCTGGGCCTCCTGCTCATAGGTTTTCTCCCCGGCAGCTTTCCTGGCTTCGATTTGTTTCTGGAGCATCTCATTCTCGAGCTCCAGCTTCTTTCTCTCGTTGTCCGCTGCCTTTGAGAGATCTTCGGCATACTGTTCGTTGAGAACTTGGTTGAACCGGTCAAGTTGCTGTTTGGTAGCGTCCTCGCGGATCTTTTTGATTTCATCCTGGAGGTTCTGCTGAATCTGTTTCTCGAGTTCGGCTCTGTTGACCAGGAACTGCTCATAAGCGGCATACTCTTTCTGGTATTCCTCCTCGCTCATACCTCTCACGAACTGGGGAGGCTGAATGTTGGCCAGCTCCTTCATGGCATCCTGGTACTTCTGAGTAACCTGGGCAATCTGCATGTCGACTGTGCCTCCGGAGGCTACAGCCAATATATTGGCTCTCACCCCAGCAAGGTAGTCATTAAGCTGTTTGGCTTGGTTCTCGTAGAACTGCTTGTCGGACCGAGCCATGGCATTCAGAGCCGTCTGATACTCCTTGTTAGTGATTTTGCCGTGAGCTTTTTGAAGAGCGAGACGCTCCCGGGCTCCATCCTGAGCTGCCTTGTAGAGTTTCCTTTCATACTCCATCCGGATGGCGATGCTCGTAGACTGGAATGTTGTTTGAAACCTGAGATCGTCTTCCCGGATTTTCTGCATGGCTTCCGAATTCTTCAAAGCAACCTCCAGAGCCTTATCGGCAATGGACTGCTGAGCCTCCCGATTGGCTATTGCAGTCTCGAGAGCCAAATTGGCAACTGCAGCTCCTTCATTCTCGATTGTCCGGAACAGTTCTTGGTATCGACCTTTCAAGTCGTCGAGTTCCTTTTTGGCCTCCTTGTATTTGTTCAAGCTTCCTGACCACGTGTTGAGCTCCTCCTCCTTGGCTGCAATCACCTTCTTCAAGGAGTCGAACTCATCCATTGCAGCCATCTGTCTTTGACGAGCTGCACTCATCTCAATCTCGCGGAGCTTGTTGGCTGTTTTGAGCTGAGCTTCGGCGATCTGTTCCGACGTGGCATGATTGGCTTTGAGGTTCTCGATCTCCCGTTTGCCCCGGATCTCCTCGGCTTTGGACAGAGTGTTCCGCTTGGTCTCGATCTGATCCAGTACATACGTGGAGGCTTCGGCAGCTCGATTGTATGCCTCCATTGCCCGAGTTGCTCTCTCCGAAGCTTCCGTATTACTGTTAAATGCGTTCGTAAGAGCAACCACTCCAGCCATCAATCCGCCCACTGCCGCTGCCACCAATACAACGGGATTGGCAGCCAAAGCCGCGTTCCAAAGCCATGTGGCAGCTGCTGCTGCTTTGGTGAGGATGTTGCCAGCTCCTTGTACGGCATTTTTAGCAGCTATCGCTTTCGTCTCGGCGAGAGTCTGGTTGATGCCAACCAGCTGAACCAAGTTAGATGCAGCTCGATAAGTGGCTTCGGTCTTGGAGAGAGCTGCTTGGAGAGAAGACAAAGAGGAAAGAGCCGTGATGATGGTTATCATCTTCGTCATGATAGCATTGAGCTCCTCGTTCTCGCTCCCCAGTACCTGAGTGGCTGTGGTCCATAAACCGTAGACGGAAGTGATTGCCGAAGTTGCATCCGTGACAGCGACCAGTGTGTCGATTCCTCGTCCAGTCTGGTCGATGGCTGTATTGACCGTGTCCTCTGCCGCCTTGAGCTCCCCAGCTCGCTTGACCATCTCCTTGAAGGATGCTGAACTCGTATCCCCGGCTTGAGCCATCCGGATCAGAGTGTCGGTCAAGTCGTTGAGCTCTTGTTTCAGGTTATCCGTTGCCTTCTCGTAGTTACCAACTGACCGGCGATAGTCCCCGAGTGCCTCCTCCTGAGCTTTGAGCTCCTCGGTGGTTTCTGCAATGCGCTTGCCGAGCTCGGCTTTACGAGCCGCGTCCTTCATTGAGTTGCCCAGCTCTGCAAACTCGGCATTGTCCAAAGCCAGCTGGGTTCTAAGTTTTGCTAAACTTGCCTCCTGTTGGTTCTGGAGCTTAATATTGTTCTGGATTTGCTTCTGGTACTTGTTCGCCTCGCTGTTGATTGCCTTGATCTGGTTGTCAAGCGCATAGTATTCTTGAGCATTCTCCTCGGTCACTTTGCCCAGAGCCTTCTGTTGATCCCTCAGCTCCTGGGACCGGAGTTTCAATTCGGCTAACGTCTTGAGGGCATCCTCAGCTGTTACACGGACGTTGTAAATTGTATTTTTCTGTTCTTCGGCCATATCACATTCGTATTAGGTCTACTTTGGTTATCTTTCCAGCTTGGAAGTTGTTTATCTTCGAGACGTAGAACCAGAACCCATGCTCTTCCAGCCATATGGGGTTGAACAGATCCAGACTTTGGATGTCGAGCGAGTCCAAAAGAATCTGGGTCTGTAGGATCTTCGGTCTTTTGAGTATATTGTCGATGAGCTTGCCGTAGTACTTGGGAACGTAGTAATTCAAACTTTTGAAACGTGCCGTGTATAGCCGTACGGGGGTAAGGGTGTAGCCTACACTCACCTGGGGCCGCATATAGTCAGACTTATTGATGTGGACGACCATCGGCTTACTGAGAGCATTGTACTCCCAAGTCGTCTCGGTCATTTCCCCGTTCTCCATCCGGCCTCTATTGATAGTCCAGATCGGGTAGTTAGCAAGGGTGTGTAACCTTTGCGTACTGTCCTCGTCATAGAGGGTTTGGTTGAGTCCTGCCAAGAACCCAATTTGGAACAGGAGTTTAGTGGGCTGGAGGTTGACGTCCGGGATGCTGAACTTGTACGAGTCCGTAACATTGTTGTCCTTGTTGTCCTCGAGCTTTATTTCGTTGATCTGGGCATAGCTGGACAACTGGAACGTAAGTTTGGTGTCCTTTCCTTTTATCAGCTTGTCAGACCAATTCTTCCCGGACGAGCTTCGTCTGTTGTAGAACTCCCGAACTGAGTATGCTCTTGCTACTTTAGTAGCTGGGTTCACGTCAATAGTAAGACCAAACAACTGGAAGAAAGCTTTGACTATGTCCCCCAAACTCTTAAACCCAGTCGAAGCCAGGAGGTCATAGGTTAGTCCGGGATAAGTCCTATCCCCCGGGGAAGTTTCCGGCGGGATGGGAGCAGTAATGCTGACCGGAAATCTCATGTCATACTGATCGGTAGAGAAATTGCCTGCGAGGAGAGATCCGTACACCAGGATGTTCTCTCCTGCCTCCATCGGGATGTCGACCGAAGCGCTGCCGTAAGATCCGGACGTCCAGGATCTGGACAACACTATAGCACTGGTTCCGTCGTTCTTGTAGTGGGTAACCCGGACTGCCACCGTTCCCCTTTGGATGGCAGAAGTGTTGGACCATGAGAAACTAAACGTGATGGTCGTGTCCCATATAGTCATCCAGCTGAATTCCCCAGGGATGGTGTTTATAATCAAACGTCCGGCGATCGGGTCACTGAGAGTTACCCCAGGGGAGCCTTGCCATATCACACCGGCTAAACCGCCAGGCGGGGTATTCTTGATCCAGCCAGTTCCGGATGCTTTCGGGACATTAGGGTTGTCTGCCAAAACGGGGTAAGTGCAAGGCAAAAACATTTCGGCTCGGTCGACGGGGTCCACGTCAGTCTCGAGACTGTAGCCTGCTCGATCGAAGATCCACGTTACGAGATCATACCAGTTGAGGTGGGGGTAGAACTTGTCCAACTCCCGGACTTGCCTGATTGCCTCCATAAAGACTGGGGGCATGTTCGGGTTCTTTTGTAGAGTTGCATATAGCCAAAAATACAGGACTTTAGATTCCCCGGGGCCGGAGAGGTATCGCTCGGACTGTCCCATTGTGTCCGTGTACCACTTGAGGAGGAACATGCCAGTTCCGGGATCCTTCGCGTCAGTGTTGTTGAGGGTGTCGAACAAGTCAGCGGTCGCTCCAACGATCTGAATTCCTATTGACTCGTCAGACACGTCTACAATGTTCAATACTGCTCCCGCTGGGGATAGGAGTGCTCCTTCATAGAATAGCTGGCAAGGGAACCTCCTGTATGGCATATCCGAACCCGAGCCAATTACAGAACTGAATTGGAATGCTTGTTCATTGTGGGTCGTCCTGGGAAGACTGATCCGCTGGGAGTATGACGCATTACGGTCTTTCAGCTCCGCCAGGTTGTTGATCTGGTAATTCATCGCAGGAGCATCAAGCGGGAGGTCCAATGACCAGACCTCTCCGTCAATACCTCTCATGAGTAGTTCATAGTTCATATTACCACTGAGTTTGCTCGTCAATAAGTTGGAACTCGTAGCTAACAGTGTTCCGTGGGGCCTTAGTGTCCCAAGTTAGGTCCGTGTCATCTACGAGAACCCGTTGCCATACCGCAATTTGATAGTTGTAGACTTGAACCAAAGGCGAGAGAGCAATTCCTTTGAGCAAGTTGAAGTCGTTCTCATCAAGCTGTTCTGCTCCTGCTTGGACTATGTTCTTAAACTCCGGAGCTAACTCGCCTCTCGTCTGTGAGGCATAGGGGTCTCTGGAATTCGCTAATACGTATTGGTCTCCTCGGTCAACCTCCTGAGTATACTTCTTGTGTTGCTCAAACATGTACGTGTCCCATCCGCCTTTCTGGTTTATCCAGCGAATATAGAATGGGTTGCAAGGTACCTCTGTATCGACGTAACGTATATGCCATTTGTCGGAGTTCAAGGGCAAATTGCGATTTCTGACAATAACGTAGTCAGCACCATCTGTCAACTCTTCATTGAACTCGAGGATAAGCGGGATGTTAATCCTGGGGGAGATCTCCGCTTTCTCGAAGTATGTGTTCCCCGTATACATAACATTCACTTCCATGGCTGATTGCATGTTTACTGATATCGACCCCTTAGCAAACAGGGTTAGGAAGTTAGGGAATCCAAAATACTTCTTAACATATAGTTGTCCGTCCCCGTCAGGAACCCGGTCCGTCAACACAAATCCTACGGGCATTTCGGAGAAGTTGACGTTGTGACTCCGGGGACAAACTCCCCGGGAGGCATACCGGACATTGAAGTTTTGTTCGCCGATTCCCCTGTATGCGTATGCCGATATGAGGTTATAGTCAATGTCAAAGCCGATGCGTGAGTCTATGTACGGAAATGCTCTTGGTCTGGCGTCCCGGAATCCGGCTTTGGCCAAAAAGCTGAGATCGTACTTCTTAGTCGTCCCGAATCCCGAGTCTCTGTAGATGTCGATGCTTTCAGTTAGTGAGTTCGCTGCTTTAACTGGACTGGGACTATAGCTGATAAAGTTCTGGCCGTAGGCCAAACTCATACCTGAGAGAATAACCTTCACTCCAGCTGTTGCTCCTTCAATACCTGCAAAAATGACAAGTAAAACGCGGGGGTGTTCTACTGTAACACTGGTCGGTACCTGAACCTTCCACGTCATGTTGGCACCAATTGGTATATTTGTTTTAGCAATCACAGTGGTAGGAGCATTCAAATGGGTTGCTTGGAACAAAGCAACGGTGAGGGAAGTGGCACCCACTCCAGCCCCGCGAAAAACCCTAAAAGCATACCATTCCCCGGGTACCACCTTTCTACGGATAGGAAACTTCACAAAATAGTTGTTACTACTACCTCCACTGTTATCAATCACCTCGGATTGCTCGTTGTCAATGATGTTAAGCGAGATCATGTTGGCCTCGTCAAAGTTCTGAGTCTCGACCTCGAGTCCAAGTGTGGAGTCGTCAGTCTCAACTGGTATTTGCGAATATGCTGAGAATAAAGAGTCTTCAGCCGGTTGATAGGTAATTGCCATATCGCGTCATATTATATATCCGTGGTCCATATTGTTGTTAGGAGTGAATGCCTCTTCAATGAGGACCTCCATTGTCTTGTCCAAATGCTGAGCCAGATACTCCTCGAAGTTATCAGCGGGAGTGTCGACCAAGTCAACGTAAATGTGATTGCGGTAAAGCTCTGAGCCTTCTCGTTTTATTTTCCATGCAGTGGCATTACCAAACCGGACCAGGTCCTTTGGGTCCGAGAAGGTGATGCCTTTGAGCTTTGCCCACTCCATGATGATCTGTCCCAAATTGGCGGGGATCTTTCCAGGACCTCGTCCACGGATGAGAGTGTAGAAATAGTTCGGGGCTTCGATTGTTCCCCAAACTGTTTCGCCTTCTCGTCCCGTCTGAACTGTTATCTGAGCATAGGTTCTGCCGGAGGCTTCCTGCCCGGCGTCCTGTGATGCCCGGATGATCTCGTCCCTCATCTGGGTGAGACCCTCAGCCAATATCTGTTCCAGTCCTACCGCCATTTGTTTCGAGGTTTGCGAGCATTGGCTTTCTGCTGAGCCTTACGCTCCAGTTCCTTGTTCAGTCGCTCCCGGAAGAGGTGGCTCTGCAAGTTGGTGAAAAGGAGGTTGTACACCTTCCCGTATTTCCATTCCAGAATCTCATCCGGGTCTTTCGAGTAGTCCTTGGCCAGTGCAGTGATGGTAGCCATCTCGCCAACCACCAAAGAGAATTGAGCAATGCCGGCCGCCTTCTCCTCGGCACTGGGCTCGTACTTGAGCTCAGCCTGTTCTCGTTCAATCCAGTACTTAATGCCCAGAAGAACCTCATACCAGTACTCGACAATTTCGGAGGTATTCCTGAGACTCCATTTGACGCCGAGACATTGCATGCCTTCCTTCATCTTGTCAATGTCAGTCAGTTCCTTGTCAGTGATGATCCGACCAAGCTCTATGCGTTGGCCGAACGTCATCTGACCGCCTTTTATGTCGATTCGCTGTATCATTTTATGTAGCAGTGTTTGAGACTCCAGTATGGTTCTGGAATGTCCCGGACCTCCATTAAACTGACTACGTACTCAGTCCCGTGGCTAAGGTCAGGATACGTCATACTCGACTTCTTCCACCCGTCCTCTTTGGTCCATAGATCGTCCCTAACAATGTCGCCAGTTTCACCAATAAAGCCTTGTGCAACAAAGTTCTCTGTTTGCGAGATGCTGAATGCCAGTAGCGGGAGACCCTCTGAATTGAGCAGAACTTGTAAACAGACCGGGGGATAGACCGGCATGGGCAAGTCCTGTCGGTCAAAGAATAGAGTGTGCCCCGACAAGTCAAACCCGGGCTTTACCACTTCGAGGAGGGGGCGCCAGATCTTGTTCTTGTACAGTTCAATGCACCAGTCCTGTTTGAAGGTGAACTCCAGCCCAACGCTTACCTCATTGGCGTCAAACCTGGAAGACGGGTACAGCACCCGGACAGTGTTCATGATTTCCGGATATTGCTTGACCAGCTGAGAGGTCTTGAGCAAGTAGAGGAAAGGCCTGACCATCTGCTCCTCGATTTGGCTCTTCAACTCCAGTCGTCCGACAGTGGGTGGATTCTTGCTGAACTTCGTATCGCCTTTGTAGGCATCATTGGCCATCGGCTCAAACTTGCAGAAGTAGACCTGCATGATGGTACGCTGAGTTGGGTAGCCCCGGTACGGGGTATCGTAGTAGCCAGTGGTAGGTTCCTCAACATAGACGAAGTCGGACGATACCCGATTGCCGTCCGAGTCTGTTACGAATCTTTCCATCGTGTCTACTTTGACGTTCAGCATTCGAGCCTGGTCACACTCAAAGACGGCCAGAGGATTGACCATCTTGACCATGTCGCGGATGAGGGTTATGATGTCCAGTATCATCGTTTTGTGGGGATTATTATTTTGGCGGACTTCATGCCAGTCGCCTTCGGCTTGATCTCGAATATCATTCGCATGATGAGCATGTCCAGGAAGTCTGGTGACCTGCCGAGGAGCTGCTTCATGGTGTCCTTAGAGATGAGCTCTCGCTTCTGCTCAGCGGAGTTCGTGTTCTTGGACTTGAGGACAGTCATCTCCTGCTTGATCTTCTCCTGAACTTCGGGAGAGCAGATGATGTGGATCTGGCGCTTGTTGATGAGCTCCGCCAGCTTGAATGCGCACTCCGACTTGATGTTGTTGTACGTCTTGGAGTCAATAGCTGACTGTCCTCCGTGAAACTCCCGGATGCCTTTCAGGTAGCTCTCCAAGTAGAACCCAAGTCCATCAGCGTCAGAGACGATGCTGGACCGGGGGACTTTCAGACCGGTGGCCAATTTGGCGATCTTCTCCTCCATCTCCTTGCCTTCCGAGAAGCCTTTGGCGATGGGGATCCGGCAGACCATGCCATCCCAGGTTCCAACCACCCAACTGTCTCGTCCTTTTCCAGCAAGGTCAGTGCTGATGAACCTGTTGCCCGTCGGGAGAACGAACTCATTGCTGAACATGTCGCACACTGCGTCATAGTCTACCAGCCAATTCGGGTCGTCGTCATACTCCCAGTTGCCAAAGACCAATCGCTCAATCTGCGATTGAGTCAGGTTCTGGAGAAGCCCTTCAATGTATCTGTCCGGGAGAGTCTTGTTGTCCTGGGGCAGAGCTTTAACAAACCGACGCCAAGGAGGCAACTTGTTCTCTTTCCACGGCTTGTAGTAGTCCGTGTAGAGGAAATTGTTGGACGGGTTGCAGGTGATGAGAAGTTTGGGAGCCAGCTTGTAGACGTCATTCTTCCATCGACCGATGGAAGCCTGGAGGTTGGTCTTCGCCTCGCGAATAAACTCGCCGCCCTCTTCAATCCATCCCCGAGTCATCTGCATGGAGCCAAACCTCTCGTACATTGGGTCACTGGGGTTGTACTTGGCATCAATGAGGTAGATGCGGCTTTTGTTGTATAACTCGAAGAAGTTGTATTGCCCATTGAAATGGTAGTAGTTCTCCGTGATGCCCCAATGGGCAAATACCTCGTAGAGGGAGGGAATAGTGTACCGGACTAAGTCAGCGGCCGTCTTACGCGCAATAAAATAAAATGTCTCCGGGTAGGTGAGGGCATCGCCGGCTATCAAAGAACACCCGAGGTAGGATTTGCCAGCACCTTTCGTGCCAGCATACAGAATGTCAGTGACTGAGTCATCAAGCCATAACCGAGCCACTTCCTTCTGCTTCTCGTTGCCTTTGGTGTCAAATTGAAGCCGGCGTCCCATTTTATTTTACCTCCATTCCGGTTATCTGTTCGAGAGTGATGCCTCCCGTCAGGTTGACATTGGTCTTGCGTCCTTGAAGCACCTGGATGAGGCTGGCAGCGTACTTGCCAACCAGTGCTCCCTCAATCTGCTGGGAATTGATGGCGTCCTCAATGGTGCCACCAATTGCAGCTGCTACCGGGTCTCCCGTGAGCTCCTCGTACTCAACAGGATTGATGCCAGCAAACAGCCTAAATGATTCGATGGTCATCGGGCGGGAAATGTAGACGCTGCAGTCTTCGCCATTCCTATTCTTGTGAGCCTGGGAGAAATAGTTATCCTGCATGAATTTGCAATACTCGATGAATGCAAAATAAAGCTCCTCCGCATCGGTGGGCTTTACAAATTCCCCGGCGTCTCGCCTTTTCTGTCCCTCCTCCATATAGGCGAGCGGACTCATTTTATATGTACTTCGTGCCATGCCTCAAATATAATCAAACCTTATACAAATTAAAAACTTATTTCTGCACAACAATCCCCGGAGCGTTTGGCCCCGGGGATCTTTATTTATTCGCTTACGCGAATGAGGGTCACCCCGAACCACAGGAACTTGACCGAAATGCCATTCGGCCAAATCATGCCTTCGTGGACCGTGGCGATGGAAGGGGTCCAACTACAGTACTTGGTATTAACCTCCGAGTATAAAGCCCAGTTCTTCCCGAGCTGCTTAAAGTGTTTTGCTTTCATGCTTGTTGGGTTTTAATTCCGTATGCGCGAGTGCCGTCCAGTATTTGTGGGTCGAGAGAAGGCCCAATTTGGCACCAATTCTACTGGACCAATTCTACTGGACCAATCTCTACTGGACCAATTCTACTCGACTACGACTTCTTTTTGAATTTTTGAATCCGTCTCTCCGCTCTCTCCATCTGTTTGATGGATCTGTTCAACTTCCGTTTGGGGTTGATCCACCATTGGCGAATTCCCCCGATAACAGCGAACAGACCTATGATGGCCAACAGGTAAATTGCAATCATTTTCTACACCTCCTTTCTAATTTGTTTTGTAGTTTGCGGACCTCAACCCAGTCCTCGTGCCGCATCCATTCCGGACGGGATAGCAGGGCCAGCTGACCCCGTGCTATTTGCATGGTTGTCTTTTTCAATTTGCGGGCGTAGTCCAGGACCTCCCGCTCCTCTTTTGAGTAGATCCCCAGCCATCGCCGGAACACTCCAAGTTTCCCAGTTGGGGGTAGTCCCAATTTTTCAGTTTTTTCCATAATAAACAATATTTGACCAGTAGTAAACAATAAAATTCCTTATTGTTTCTCACCTAAGGGATTGATATTCAATTGATTAGGTCCCCAATTCTCCTCCCGAGAAACAATGTAAACAATGTTTCTGTGCACTCTATTTTGTGATTTTTCATTTCCTAAATTGGTCATAATTTTCCTCATATTCCCTATTCAGGTTTTCCTCCTAAATTATTGTTTACATTGTTTACAAGGGCCTAAATCATTGATATTCAATCTATTATCGAGAAACAATGATTGTTTATTATTGTTTCTCATTGTTTACTGCTGTTTTAATTTAAGTGATTGATTATCAATGATTTGGGATTCTTTCCATTGGAACAATAAACAATAAACAATAGGGGTCCCCCGGATTTTAGGGGAGGGGCTGTCGAGATTTTTGCCAATAAACAATGGAACAATGGTTTTATCAACTTTTGGGGCCGGGGGTCCCACTGATTTGTAAACAATGAAACAATGGTTTGACCAACTTTTGGGGCCGGGGCCATGGAAAAATTGTAAACAAAGAAACAATAAAACCATCAACTTTTGGGGCCGGGGGTCCTATTCCCCCGTGGACCCAAAGCCCCCCTGTCCTCTTTCGGTCGATTGCGGGAAAAGCTCGTCCTCCGACTCGAGAACTTTCACCCCAACATAGATGATGGGCATCACCAATCCTTGAACCAGCTTCATCCCCGGCTTGAGTATGACTGGCTCCTTGCCGACGTTCATGACGTGCAGATGGATCTCTCCTTGATAGTCTTCGTCGACCACGCAAGCTCCAACCTGTAGCTGATACCTGGCGGCAATGCCACTCTTGTTGAACATGATGAGGGCACACCTCCGGGGTATTCGAGCTTTGATCCCGGATGGGATGTTGATGCTTTCGCCCGGCCAGATCTGTTTGGCTTCGAAGTCTTCCGGGATGTAGAAGTCCAGCCCGGCGGACAGACCCGTTCCTCTGGTCGGGGTCTTGACATTTCTTACTTTTACGATTTTCATTTTTTAAAATATTTTTCGAGACGAGCTCGGTGTGTTGTGCCTGATGAGAGCGATGCTCCTTCTATGAAATTATACCGAGTGTGAAGGGGCAGCTCCTGGAATGCCTTCTTGAACGGTTGACCATCCGATTCGAATATCTTGCCCGCAGGATTGCCTGGGGTAACGTCCTTCATGTTTCGGGACTTGATCCACCACAAAGCCTCTTCCCGATTTATGGAACGTATGGAAGGTCTAACAGACCCCTTACGGAGCGTCATTTTGAACCACTGAGCCTCCGTATTGGAGTCATCTTCTTTAAACCATACCCGGTAATATCCAATAGCTATTGCCATAAGTTGTAGAATATTTCGTGACACTTCTTGCGGTACGCCATCGGATCCTGCCGTATACTTTGGCACTTGAGAGGCTCTTTGGGTCGATCGAGAATCTCCTGGGGCAGTACGTCGCTGAAAGCATCTTTGAGAATGCGCTTGTGAGTTCTGTCCTCCCGGGGCAAACGGAGAGCGAACCTGACAACGTCATGTCCCAGGAATGGTGACCGGAGTTCAACTGTGCTCCTCATGGAAGCCCGGTCAAGCCGAGGCATGTGGTAGAACGGAAGCTCTTGGAACACGTCTGAGAGCTGGGAGTCGTAGTCATCGACTCGGCGATAACCCCCGAAGAGTTCGTCAGCTCCATCCCCGGTCAGGATGACCTTCTCCTTGACCTTCTCCATGAGTCGGAACTGGGGGATCATGGAGCCCAAGTCGATGGGGGTTTCGTTGTAGCGGAGACACCTCTCCAGGCAATTATCATCTGGGATGGGGCCAAGAGAGGTGATAGAAACCCCTAAAAATTCGGACAATAGCATGCCAAATTTCGATTCATTATTCTCCACCATATAGAGATTAACCCCCAGGCCCATTCGATGAAGAATAGAGGCAATTATGGATGAATCCAGTCCTCCTGAAACCAAAGCTCCGACCGGGACTTTAGAGTACATTGCCCGGCGTTTTACGGACCTCTCGACCAAGCCCCGGAGGACTTCGGCGAACTCGGATTTTGCGAAATGACTCCGTTCCCCTATCCCCCATCTGTAGTAGTCCCTCCGGATAATGGTGGGCTTCACCTTCATGTCATCGAAGGAATAGACAGTATTCGGCATAATACGCTTGACGTTGTTCCATGGAGTTCTGTCATCCCAGTTGTACCCCCATTTGAACACTTCCGACTGATAGTACCGGTCGAAGTCTCGGAAGTCCGACACCAACGGGGTTATCTCCGAGCAGATTTCCCCGAATTGGTTGTAGTAGAGTTGCTTCTTTCCGAGAGGGTCGGTGAAAGCAATAATTTGACCCTTCCGGTACCAGCATATTGCCCACATGCCATCCCAGTTGTTGGCTTCATAGATGATGTCTTCGAGACACGAGGATCCAAACAGGTCGCGAAGATACTCGACGTCGCTGGAATACCTCGTAGGATAGTTGTAGATCTCCCCCACGTAAAGAAGCCACCCATTGTTTCCGGCTAACTCTATAGGCTGAGCCATCCGGTCACCTGGCTCAGTCTGAATGGGCAAACGAACATGACCGAGGAACCATCCTCCTTCGGCAATCTGGGTGAACTCAATGCCCCGATGCTTGATCTGGTCAATGGCGTTAGCCCTTCTTGCTATACTTATTCCGCACATATCACTTGAGTTTGTTTTTGAGAGCGTCCATGAGACAAACGATCCCTATTCCGATTATTACTGCTATTGCCAGCCCGATGATGATGGGCTCCTCATTTTCTCCTGCCATGCCTTTTGCGCTTTATGTCCTTTCTGACTTCATCGACCGCAACCAAGAATGCTATATAGAATATAGCTGCTCCAGCCAAAGAGGTCAAGACTACCTCGGTCAACACTCTAACTTCTACGCCCATCTTTCTTCGAATTTTTGAGGATCTGCTGTGCCTTCTTCTCGATCCAGTTAGTGTAGCACTGGCTCCCCATGTGGAGCCCAGTCAGGAGCCTCGAGCATCCCGGGCAGAACATGCAATCGTCATATTGCTGATGAGCTTTAGCTCTTGCTTCGTCGATAGTCATAGCTTAATAGATTACCCATTTGGAGAGATCTTCGTTGTATGCATGGAGGGACCCAGCGAAGTAATGCAGAGAGCCCTTCTTGAGAGAGGGGTAGGTAGCTGCGAGGATGTTGAACACGTAGTCCATCATAGCCTCTGTCAACCAGATGTCGATTGCGAAGTGCTTGAAGAAGTCATTGCTCCGGATGTAGTATATCACGTGGAGCCGGTTGTTCCGGATGAGGAACTGGTAGCTGACGGAGCAAGGTACTCGGGTCAAAGCCCCGGCTGTTGCCCGGGTGTCCTCCGGCTCGAAGATCATGACCATTGCTCGTCTGGAGTGCGGGTCGTCCCGGAGAGTCATGATGACATTCTCCAACTGGTGAATTTCGGGTCCTTTGTGGAAGATGTGCAGACGCTCCGAATAGGTGTAGTCGAAGCGACCCTCCTGCCGAGTCTTGCTCACCAGCTTCTGCCACAAGTCCCGGCGGATCTCCCAGCTCTTACCCGGATTGACCCCATTTCGGTCAAGCCGGTCGGAGAGCTCTGCTCGGCAATACTTCTCGATGAGCTCGGCCTCGTCTTTGAACATAAAGTCGAGCATCTCGCGTTTGCCGAGATACGGCTTTGAGATGACGAAGCTCACTCCGATGAGTTCCTTGGTGAGCCGGTCGTCCCCTCTGAGCTCCTGGTTTTGGTAATGGTTGACCGGAACCGTGATGCCGGAAACCTTGAGCTCCCGATCCATCTCCCGGATCATTTCGAAACAGTCTTTGAATATTCTACCCATGTCAATATTTGGATTTAATGCGAAACACATTTACTTGATACTTCAACGACCAGAGCTCTTTGACTCGAGTCTCTGAGAGACCCAAATGCTCGAACATTATGACGAAGTAAGTCCATATCCACTTGAGCCGGTCCTCGAAAACTACCAAGTCAACCATGTACTGAGATTGTCTCCACTCTCTGTTCTTGAGACAGTTTGCTGTCATGCCGATGTTTCCGATTAAGGTAAGCAGATCTCCCGCAAAATCTTCGTCTTCCAGAACCTGTGCCCATTTAGGCATCGTCCAGTCGAAAGTGGGAGTCATGCCATAAAGCTGGTAAAGCTCCAACATGAAGTTGAATGCGTCAATCAGCTCCTCCTCAAAGTGCTCGCTATCGAGTTCCTCCTCGATAGCCTCCTTTGCCTCAGCGAGTTCCTCGACAATCTGCCAACAGAGTTTCTTGAAAAGCTCCTGATCCTCCAAAGTGTTGATGTCAAAGTTCGCGATGCGCTCCTTGAAATGTGGTCTGTACATGAGCTGGAGCTCCCCCTGGAGGGCATAAATCTCCTCCCAGCTCTTAATGAATGGCTTAAAGTCTTGTGTATTCATGGCTTGATGTTTGAGAATGTATTGTACTGTTCCGGATCTTCTTTGTGAGAGTAATATACAGCTATTCTGCGTCCCTCTTCTGTGAGAACATGTTTGATCTCATGCACCTCGATGGGACTGATCCGGATGAAGTCCACAGCCTCCGAAATGGTTGAGAAGTACGTAGGTACTACTCCCTGAGCTTTTAACGGCTTGGGTTCCTCGAGTTCGTTGTTGATGGCCCCGATTGTGGCTACCATATCAAGGAGGTTGTCCTCCTTGTGTGCATTGGATTCACGTGCCATTTTCACTGCCACTTGGACCCAAGACACGTCAAGAGCGGTCAGAGGCTTACCGGTAATGACCGAGGCGATCTCTGCGGCCTTCTGGTTGCATTCCATGAACGGTCCGTATTGTCTCTCCTTTTCCTCCGACCGCTCATTGATGATTTGGTCAGCGTGTTTAAGTATGTTACTCATGATTTTTAGTATATAGGTTAGACCCCGGGGAGGGACTCGAACCCTCCTGTACCACTCCGGGGTGCCAAGTGGAGTGACGGCTCCACTTGGCGAGGAGTTCTGACTTACTCCTCAGCCGGTGCGTTCTCCGGCTCGTTCTGTTCTGCTTCGGGAGCTGCTTCGTCAGCCTTCTTCCGGCCGCGCTTCGGCTTCTCGGTCTCTTCAGGAACCGGAGCCATCTCGCCGAGCTCCAGGTCCTTCGAGTCGATGCCCTTGCCCCAGACGTGACCGTCGTTGGTCTTGATGCGGTACTGGATGAAGTTGTTGCGGGGGTCGAGACGAACTCCGATGATGATGCCGTCGGTCTGCTCCTTGGTCTTCGTGCAGATGAACTTGCAGAAGCGGCCGATGTTGGCTTTGGCCTTCTCGAGATTGGCTTGGGCCTCCTCTGCAGAGATCTCCTTCTTCAACGGGCGGGGTTCCCCGGGCTCCTTCGGAGTCTTTGCCTTGCGAGCCTTCTTCGGCTTCTCCTCGGCGACCTCGTCGTTCTCCTTGATGCCGTTCTCGGCTTTGTACTCTTCGGTCTCAGTGGCGTTGTAGACAGCGCCCTCCTCTGCCGGATGTTCCTGAGATGCTCCTCTCGATGCGAGGATGGATTCGATGGCGTCAAGCTCGTCACCGGTCTTGACCTTGGCCAACTTTTGAAGAACTTTCGAGCTGTAGCTCTTGTACTTTTCGATAAACTTTTCCATAGTGTTTAGTTGTTAAGTGTAGTGTAAAAGTAAGAAAAAATGTCCAATTAAAAAAATTTTTCACCAGAAAAATTGAAATTATTTCAATCCAATTCGACTGTGATTATGTCCAATATGTTGGAGGTCATCATGCTATTGACTGCCAGTAGAGCCCTTCGGATCCCCAAGTCCCTCATTGCTCGCTTTGCTTGAGCAATGGCTCTGGCTTTGATTCTTCCGTCGGGGATAGCTGCTTCGTAGCTGTTGTAATCCTCGTCCATTAATTCGTAGTAATATCGTTTCACTGTCCTTTTGTTTGTACTACAAACATACGAAAAATATTTTTATTCCTACGATAAAACGGGGAAAAAGTAGAGGCTAAACCTCTACTTCTTCACCTTTGTAATTTACGAATTTAGCATCCTGATAGCCGAAGAATCGGAGGGACCCGAGGTCTTTGGTTATCGTGTTCAATATCTGGGCGAGCTCCTGGTCGGAGTAGTCTTTGCAGGAGTTGACTGTGTCTACTGCCCAATAGTTCGACTGTCTAACTGAGGTGTAGCCCTTCTTCCCGACAGTTACTATGAAAGCGTTGGGCCGGTCGGATAACTTGTTCTCTTTGCTTCGGAATATGACCGAGACTTTTTTGTTGTTGGGACAAGCGGCTTTTGCCAGACTTTCGATTCGGTGTTTGTTTTCGTAGTTCATAGTGTTATCGTTTTGTTTGTGTCACAAATATAATACTTCTGCGACAAATACTACGATGTTTTACGATATTTTTTCAGATATTTTTCGACCCTCGCTTTTACAGCTTCCATGAGAGCATCCTGCCCCCGGGTCTTCGCTTTCTGGGCTCTTATGACGTCCTGGTCCACTGTCTTCGAGCATACCAGTTTATTGACTATCACGACCTCCTTCTGTCCTTGTCGGTCAAGCCGAGCATTGAATTGTTGCTCCAGCTCGAGAGAATAGGTCTGCCCAAACCAGATGATGCGGTGTCCTCCGGCTTGAAGGTTGAGCCCATGGCCCCCGGAAGCCGGGTGCATCAAAAGAACCTGGATTCTGCCAGCATTCCAGTCAACGATGTCCTTCTCCGTTTTGAGTTCCCGGGGCTTATACTTGGCGAGAGCCTTCATGAGCCGGTCTCTGTCATGCTGGAAGGTCCAACCTATGAGGACTGACTGTCCCCCGGCGTCCTCAATGAGTTCCTTCGTGGCTTCGATCTTCAACGTGTGCACCTCATGGGCCACTCTCTGTTCATCGTACACTGCTCCATTGGCAAACTGGAGGAGCTTCGTGGACAAAGCTGCTGCATTGACAGCTGGTATCTCTACGGCGTCCCCGAGCTGATCAATCATGCTGAGAACTTGTTCCTCCTCGAAGGAGTCATAAGCTTTTTGGATTTCCGGGGGCATCTGGATCTCCACTATGTTGTCGATGCGCTCGGGGAGATCGAGGTAGTCCTTAGCTTTCATGCTCATGCAGATGTCCCCTATCTTTGAATATATGCGCTCCTGATTCTCTTTGGATATGTCGTACGAATATACAATATGCCCGTTTCTACGTCCTGGCTTAAAGTAGTTGTCACGATAGTGGGATATGTATTTGCCCAAGCGCTCTCCCCGGTCCAGGAGGTACATTTGGGCCCAAAGGTCCATAAGACCGTTGGGTGCCGGGGTACCAGTCAAACCTACTACTCGGGAGAGTGAAGCCTGAACGTGCTTAAGAGCTTTGAATCGGATTGACTTGGGATTCTTGAAACTGCTGAGCTCGTCGATGATCACCATGTCGAATGGTAGGCAAGATCCCCCGTAGAGCCCGCATAGCCAAGCCACGTTGTCTCTCCCGATGGTGTATATGTCTGCCTTCTTGGCAAGAGCCTCACGACGTTGACGTTCTGTTCCGATGATGCGAGACACTTTAATGTGCTTCAAGTGGTCCCATTTCTCGACCTCCTGTGTCCAGACTGATTCGGCTACTCTTTTGGGAGCTATGACTAATACCCGTCGGACCTCGACCTCTTTAAACATGAGCTCGTTGATGGCTGTCAAAGTAGACACTGTTTTACCCAATCCCATGTCCAGGAACAGAGCACAGTGCGTGTGGCTTATTATGTGGTCAACAGCTTGTAGCTGGTATTGATGGAGATCATTTTCGGTCATATTCCAATGCTAACATTTTACAACCCATGGTCGTGTCTATCACCTCGACCCTAAAGCCCATTGCTTTCAGTTTCTGGTGCATTAATGTCTGTATTTTTCGGGGCTTTTTACCGAATGCTTTCAGCTCAACGAAAACGACTTCGCCACCGGGGAACAGACAGAGCCGGTCAGGGAGGCCAGCATTGTGAATTGCGGGGAGTTTCAAACACCAGCCACCAACTCTCTCCACCTCAGTGACGAGTCGTTTCTCAATCGAGTTTTCGCACGTAGTATTTTTGCTTTCCATAAATGGGGAAATTTTTAGTAGACTTGCATGGCTCCCATTCGGGCATACTCTTCAACAAGTCATTGATTTCTCGAGTCTTATACCGGTCCATGTCCTCTCTGTTCCTCCCAAGACATTCACACCATATCTCAGCAACACACACGTAGTCTCGGGGGGTGGTCCCTTTGGGGTTTAACTCATCGACCAGGAAGTCTCTTCTCTGGTAGAGGTCCATTGAGTCCCAGTTGTCCGGGAGTTGACGTTCCAAGTACGCCTCAATGATGCCTTTCCGTTCATCCGACTCGCTGTGCGAGCTTTGCTCACTTTTGGCTATTTTTTCTGCTTCATGACTCAAATAGAGTTTTTCCTTGGATTTGTACAGGACAACTGCCTCAGCCCATATCTGGTCTATCTCGTCGTCCAGTTCCATGAACACGTCTTTTTTGGCATTGTTGGGGACCACGTCCACTGGCATGAAGCGTCTGTTGCCAGTGGGGTCTCTCAAGAATTCGCTGTCGTTGGTGGTGCCGAAAAAGACGCATTGCCGGGGATATATCTCAGAAGTTCTGGCATACGCTGGTCGGAATGAGTCTTCGGACTTAGATATGAAATGCTTCACTGACTCAACCTCCGCTTTGCGGAGACCGGAGAGCTCAGCTATTTCAATAAGCCATGCCCCCTGGATCTGCTCGAGAGCCTCCTTTCCTTGGACTGTCAGGAATGTATCGCTAAACCAGGATTTTCCCAATTTTTTGATGAACGTACTTTTGCCGGATCCTTGAGGTCCTACGAGCATAAGCACAAGGTCGAATTTGACCCCGGGGTTCATAACTCGGGCAACTGCTCCAACCAGCATCTTGCGGATGGCTTCGCGAGAGTAGATATTGTCGTCAGCCCCCATGTAGTCAATCAGGAGTTTGTCTACCCGTTGGATCCCGTCCCATTTGAGGTCATTGAGGTAGTCTAGAATCGGGTGGAAGTGGTTGCGTTCAAATTCCAGAGCCATGGCATCGTCGATCTTTAGCGAGGACGTTATTCCATATACGCAACCCAAATAGTTCCGGACCCCGGAGTAGTCTACGTTCTTGACCGGCTCCGGCTTAACAACCCGACGCCACGGGAGATTCCCGAAAACGTACCTCTTCCCGTCAAAGTCGTTTTGTCTGAACAGTCTTTTGAACCGGGGATCGTTTGCAAATATGAGGTTGAGGTTGGCATCCGACGAGAGGTACGCTCCCCGAGTATCAACCTCCAGCTCCTTCATCCACTCGACGCTCTCAGCCTCCGGGTCAACCTCCTTTTCGACGACTTCTTCCTGAGTCCGATCATGCTCTGGATCGGCAAACTCGTACTTGGCACTGTTGATGTGGTCGTTGGCAATGGTTGTCTTAGTGTCTGGGTCATTGCGTACGAACTCCTCCATTGCTGACACACTTGGCAACTTCGACGAGGGATCCTTGACCTTGTCGTCAAGGTGGCCGAATTTGTGTATGCGGACCAAGTCAAACGCATTGCAAAGTTTACCCCCACACGGGTCAGTTCCATGATGGGAATAAGCGAACTTGTCCTCATACACGATAAGACCAGCCGAAGCACTTCCTTTTGTGTAAGTGTATCGGCCCTCCAATGCTGATGGGACATAGGTGTCAGAGAGAAAAGTCTCTATTGCTTCGGGTATGGAGTACGTCCTACAGAACGCTCCTATGAGCCCCCTCTTTATGGTTGGGTCCTCCTGCTTCTTAACGGCTCTGTCGACAGCTTCGAAACGGGACGAAGCTGTGGGCCAAAGTGATGAGTCCTTCCAATCGGCATAGGAGTTGAGGATCTCGTCAGCATCAATCCATGGACCGTCCTGAACCTTAAAGTAGTAGTCCATGTCCTTCGGCGTAGAAGGCCAGAACATGAGTCGGTTGGTCTCGAAAGTTGAATTGTCGAAAAGGTCTATGCCGATTATCCCGGCAATTTTTCGGCTTATGGCCACATACTCATCAGCCGTGACTTCTCTGCTCAGTGGCATTATTAGTCGGTACCGGGGAGACGCATCTGAGTGTTTGTGAGTCCCATGCAGAACAGCTGCATTGTCAAACTGGAGAGTAAAGTCATCCCAGAGGTCTTTGTGGGCAAAGTCCAAGTCGAGTGTCATCAACTGTCTGTGGACCACATTGGCCGGGCTTCTTTTGCCCCCTCTCAGGTAGCCTCCAACGTATCCGCCTACGTCTTTTATTTTGAGCTGGTCCTCCTTGCTTGCAGAAACAAACTCCTTAAATGTTTCAGTGGTCTTGTTCTCCTCCCCGAGTCGACTGACCAATTCAGACCATTTCAGTTTCTTGTTGCTCCATACTTTTGATCTTGCGCTCAGTCCGATTGCAATATCAAGTTCCCCGTCGTATGTCATTAGTCTTTCTTATAAAATTTAGTAACGTATCCGTCTGCTTTGAGAGGTAATCCCATTGGCAAGCAGTTCAGCCAAGGAAGATCCTCTCCCATAACTCTACACATAGTTTCCAGACAATCCCCGGCTCGGTCTTCGTCTACCTCTGCAATAGCTTCATCATGGACGTGCATTACTATTTCGAAGTCTTTCATAATGCTTAGTCTGTACATTGCTTCGGCGAGAAGATCCCGGGAGATTGCCTGGACTATGTTCTCCACCAGTTTGCCCCCGTAAGTCTCTACCTCAGTCCATCCTACTGACTGGACCATGCCGTCGTAGACAATGCCAGTCTGCCCGAACCTGTTGGGTCTCACCCGGGGATTTCTGTAGTATAATTTTCTCCCAGCTGGGAGAGCTATTGTCAAATTGGTCCCGTCATGTTCAAAGACGAGACAACTTACTTTCTTGGTTTTCCTGGTCTGGACGCACTCGATGGCCTTCTCGTTCACCTCCGCCCAAAACTCAACAATTTTAGGATTGGCTCGACGCCAAAGAGCTACAATGGAATACATTTCCTTTTTGGACAGCTTCTTCTCTTTGTCCATCTTCTCCATTGCGTTGACCGATCCCTCATATCCGAGTGCCAATTCTGCCGTCTTACCGCGCTGTCTGAGGTCAGATCCTTTCGTAACCTGTTCAATCGGGACCCCGAACATGAGTGATGCTGATGCCTCGTAGATCTTGCCATGGGTGTTGAAGACGTCGAGTCGCCATTTCTCCTGGGCTAACCAGGACAGGACCCGGGCCTCAATAGCACTAAAGTCGGCTACTGCAAACATTTTCCCCTCCGGGGCTATGAATGCTGTTCGAATGAGCTCCGAAAGGACATTCGGAATGCTGTCGTAACACATTTCAATGAGGTCGTAGTCTCCCTTCTCCACCATGCTCCGAGCAAGACTCAAGTCCTTCATGTGGTTTTGGGGGAGATTCTGGAGCTGGATCATACGGCTCGACCAACGTCCTGTTCTGTTGGCCCCGTAAAACTGGAATAACCCGTGAGCTCTCTGGTCTTTGGCAGCACAATTGAGCATAGCAATGTACTTCTTAGTTGAGGTCTTGGACAGTGCAAGCCGACCAGCGAGAACCTCCTTGACCAGATCGGGAGCCTCCGGATTGTTTTTCAGATATTCGAGGATTTCGGGCTTTCCCAGTGCAGGGAAGTTGAGTCCGAAATTAGTGCTGAGCCACATCTTCAACTGGGCCAAGCTGTTCGGGTTATCCAAGCCCGTCAGTTCCTTCATCCGGTCGGTCATCTCCTCCGTGTATACCTCATCGAAAGAGATGGCGTTCCCGGCCATATCGAGATCTATCAGAATTCCCCGGTCATTGATGCTTTGGTCTACGAGGTAGTTCCGACGTTCGAACTCCGGGAATGGGAATTGGTCCAGCTGTTCCACGATGTCGCGTTCGGCAATCACGTCATATTCGGCATACGTCTTGAACTCGTTCCACTTGTCCGGGTCGTCGTCCGGCATGTTCCGAGTCCTCATCCCGTTGGACTTAGTTGGCTTGCACGGGGAACAGAAAAACCGGATTAAAGCTTTACCTGTTGATTTCTTCCCGTGCTCCCCGAGGACCAACGCCTTGGAGAGTTCATCCAGAGCCAAAGGCAGTCCGCAATAGGCTGCTTTTGTCATTGAGCAATACAATTGATCGATCGGGATAGGTAGTCCTATACGCTTAAATACGAGTCTCTCAAATACGGCGTTATGAGCCCATTTCTCGATCTCCGGGTCAGTTAAAGCGGAGATGAAATAGTCGGGGAGCTCCTCTCCTTTGGCCAGATCTATCACCTGAACGGGAGATGTATCAAAGGCGAAAGACACTATAAGGAGCTGAAAACCCCCCGATTCTATGTATTTATAGGCGCCCGTGGACTTAATGTCCTCCGGGCTATATGTTTCTGTATCGAAATATAAGCGTCTCGGCATGTTAATTATTGTTAAATTTGTTGCTGGGCGGGGATTCGAACCCCTAATCCCAAATAAGACCCAGCATACCAACCTACATAAGGTCGTCGTCCCACGGGTTCTGGCCGAAGTCCTCTTCTGCCGAAGATCCCCCGGAGAGACGTTCCCCGTCAGCCAACTTCTGGAGGTTGTTCAGCCCGCAAGCAACGCCTTTGTTGCCATTGGTGTTGAAGGCGTAGAAGTTGATCGACGCCCGGCCATAGCACCCGGAGTAGAAGTCCTCTTTTTCGATGATGGGGTTGAGGTTGACGTCCACGATGCCAGGACGGTTGTCCGAGTTGGCATTGACGAACATGTGCCCAGCATACTCCGGATTGTCCGGTCTTTCGGTGTCCCCGTCACGGAGGGGGTTCTTCCACATCGGGGGAATCTTGCCGCCCAATTTGGCGATGCCTTCTTTGAGAGCCGTGGCGATGGCCTCCTTGACCCGAGACAGAGTTGCCGAGTCAGTCTTCGGGATGAGGATGGACACCGAGTATTTTGCTCGGTCGGAACCCTCCATTGCCCGGGGTTCCCATACGTTGGCGTAACTGAACCGAACTTTGCCGGTTACTACTTTGGTTGTTGCACTCATAGTTGTGAAGTTTAGTTATTAGAAAAATCGAGTTTTGCTTGTTCAATCCCCATTGCCGGACGCTTGTCAGACTCGGGGACCAGAGTGGGTTTGCCTGGAGCCTTGATGACAAAGTCTCCAACCAGTAAGCCGAAGTCCTTTTTGAGGAGCTTCTCGATAGCCGGGATCCCGGCCAGTTTGACAACTTGGAACTGATCCGGGGTGTAGTCGCATGCGGTAAGAACTTCCTGAACTGCACTCTCGTCAGTCCATTTCCGTATTGACCTTCCTTCGACTACCTTATATCCCGGGATCTTCTCGCCCGAGATGGCTTTGGAGAGCAGGTGCTCAGATACAGCATTTACCCATTCTTGGAGCATGGGGGCTTGCTCGAAAATCTGAGCGAGCTCCTCAGTGGTCAGGAGTTCGGGCTCTTTGAACTCGTGTTTGGCCAAGTCCAGATTGTGGTCTGCCATCTTGCGACACAAAGCTTTGACTTTACACCACCTACACCAATGCCCGACTTGAAGTTCGCCATCCCCGGAGTAAGCGAGAGCTGCTTTGGGCTTCACTACCTCCTCGCCCCATTTGTAGAGGTCCTCGGGAGTAATCTCCCATGACGAGATTCGCTCCTGCCGGGGCTGGACGATAGTCAACTTCACCATGTTGATGTCGTATACCATCTCAAATTTGGACAATGCCCCAAGAGCATACAGCATCAACTGAGCATTGTTCTCAGCGAAAACCGGCACGCCAGTGCCAAACTTGAGGTCTATGATCTCCATGACCCCGTCAGCGATAATGCAAGCGTCTCCAGTGCCGAATCCTTGTTCGACCCAAGCCGAGAAGTCCAGTCGCTCCTCCAGAAGAACGAGTGCGTCTTTGGTTTTCCGCAGAGCTTCCGTGTATTGGTCCGTTACGTACTGGCAATAAGCCATTACGGGCTCATCCATGGCCTCAGTGTAGAGGTCACTCTTCTTCAGCTTCCTGAGTTCAGCAGACGTAACGTCAACAGGCGTTATGCGGAACCTCGCTCGGAGGTAACATTCTGCCATCTCGTGAGCCAGAGTACCCTCTTCGGCATACTTGGAAGGCTTACCGGTTTCCTCAACTTTTTCCTCCAGTCTGGCACTGGGGGTGCAGTTGATCCACCGGTCTGCCTTTGATGCCGAAAGCATGGCGTGCTTACGAGATGAGTGATTCGGGGCTCCCATTACGCAAGGTCTTTGAGGAATTCGTAGAATGCGTCGTAGTTTCTGGCATCCAGTCCCGTCACATTCTTCGCTCCCAGTTCAGTGAGCTTTGCCCGGATGGTTTCGCGGTGGTTGTCCACCTTACTTGCCAGGAGAGTCCGGATGTCCTGAATGGAGACAGCGGGGTCGGAACCCAAAGAGGAGTTCGCATCCATCGGCATGGGTTCGGGCTCCTCAGTCTTTTTGGGGGCTGGAGCCGGAGCCGGAGCTGGCTTCTTCACGTCCTGTGCAGGGACTGATTTCTTGACGTCAGTCGTCTTAACTGTCACAGGATTTGCGCCTATGACCTGACAGATTTTGCGGACCATTTCGAGATCCTGAGTCTCTTCGAGGTTTGCCTCGAACTTAATTTCTACTTTCATTGGCTTGATGATTTTTGATTATGGTGTTCAGAAGTTCAATATACTTGCTGAGGGGTATAGCCGGGTCATGGAGAACAGTTTCATGAAACAGGGACCCGAGATGGAACACCTTCGTCTCTCCTGTCTTGACTGATAACTCTGCTCTGTAGTTCCCGTTTGTCAGAATACAGGTCTCTCCTTTAAATTCTGAGCTCCATGCTCCTTTGTAGAGGTTGTCAACCGATACCCCAAGCCAAGCTGCTAAACGGGAGACTTGCTCCGAATTCAACAAGGTTTTTCCGTTGAGAACCCGATTGAGAGCTGCTCGGGGAAACCGGTTATCGGGGAACAGAATTTCTGCCACTTCTTGAAGTCTGAGACCCCTCTGGTCAATTAATTCTCTGAGATTGATAGTCATTGTGTTGTCCATGTTGTTTATCCCAAACATAATCAATTTTCCCCGAATATTGAAATTTTTTCAATCTTTTTAATGAAAAATGTTTACTTGGTGAGGAGGTAGACCACCTGAGCAATAAATATGCTCCTCCTGCTGGGGTTGACCCGGGCATATACTTCTCGTAGAGGCTCAATGGCTTTCTCAAGCTTGAGGTCCTCTCCTTTCCTCTTCAACTCCTTGAGAGCCTTATAGACCCGGGTCCTTTCCTGCCATTCCCGAACTTCGGCTTTGTCGTTCCACCAACCAGACACGGGGACAAATTTTGAGCTGAGCACATAGGCAGATTTTCCGTCCTCTGAAAACGGCTGTTGAGTGATGGCTCCCGGGGTACAGTTGGGGTTGATCTTCTTCTCGAACGAGATGGGCTCCATGTATGTAGGTCCCTCCCCGGGAAGCTTGTCCATTTTCATGTAGTGGAATCCGAACTCGTCCTCATACTTGAATACTACGTATTTTTCAATCTTTTTCATGGTTATCTGTTTAAGGTTCTTGCTGATATTCTGCACTTCTCGCCGAAGTAGGTAAATGTCTGACCGTTAGCTGCAATGTCTTTCAGTTCAGACTCAGTATAAGACTCATACTCACCTTCAATATTGATTCGAGTGGCTCCTTGGGAGTTAGCCAAAGCTCTGAAGGAAGTGAAGACTCCCTCCACGTATCCCATTCGAGTGACGATAAGTACCGATTTTACTGTTCTCATAGTTGTGTAGGTTTTTGTTTACACTACAAATATAATACTTCTGCGGTAAATACTACGATAAAATCAGCATTTTTTTCCGTTTGTTTTGAGAAGTCCCATCATGACAATTTCGAGAGGGTTGGGTGAAGCTGGTTCTGACTGGCTCTGGATTTCCACCAATCTC